CTTTCCAGTCAATTTTCCCTTGCCAGGCAGATACATCAATTCCTCTTATTTCCATGTCCGTCTCCTTTCACAGAGAAAATAGGGATTAGGGATGATCACTCATCCCCTGAATTATTCGTCCTTATTTGTCTGTTTAATGATCTGATTTACGTATGTAGAAAGTCCCGCAATGAGAATTCCCTGCGTGATTGCTGTAAAGATTGCCATCGCAACGTCCTGGCCGGTCCCGCAGGTACAAGTGGCAAACACATAGATTGCACAGATTGCAATGCTAATTCCTCCAAGAATAAGCGGGATATACTTATCTTTTACTGCCTGTGCCTGTTTTAATGCCATTCCCACAAAATACAGGGCAATTGCTACTACGATTAGTTCTGGTTTTACATAATTTGTAATCTGTTCCATAGTCATTCTCCTTTTCTTTCCAGGTCTTCTATTCTATGATTCGCAACCTTAATCTGTTCCTCATGCACACTTATTTTTTCTTCCAGAGCATAAGTTCTTTTGATAAGGTTATTGTGTTCATTTACTCTTTTGGTCAGCTCTTCCAGCTTGTACTCCATAAGAGTTCGCGTCTTTTCCTGCTGTGCATTATTGCTGATCACACATACAATTAATGTAACCGCCGCACTGATGCAGGCTGAAATGATTGTTTCCATTTCTTTTTCCTTTCTGGCAATTGCGCCGGCGCAATTTTAGATAAAATAAAAGAAGCCTCTCGGCTCCGCTCTGATTTTTCTCATAAATTTCTCCTAAACAAAAAGAGGACATTTCTGTCCTCTCTGCTTTTTAAATCGCATATTTCATGTGTGATGCTTTCACATCCTCATCCGCTACTTTGGCGTATATTGTTGTTGTATTTATATTGACATGCCCCAAAATCTTTTTACCTCTCTGCAGAAGATGTGTAGCAAGGGTATGTCGAAATAGATGTGGTGTCAATGGTCTATCCAGTTCGGCACGTTCCCCTATCAATCGAATGATTCTTTCAATCGCTTCTTTATTAATCTCCCACACCCTCTAATTTTACTCCGCAATTAGGGCAATATCCTTCAGCATCTTTAATTAAAATCTGCTCTTTACAATTTGAACATTTCATAAAACTATAAATATCGTCATTGACAAACATCCATCTTCCACCATGATTTTCTATAATCATTCTATATCCTGTATCTTTTACTTTTGCCATTTGTAACACCTCCGTTTCATATGTTACAACATATAACACAGCGAGCTATATGTGTCAATTATTTTTTGGATTAGAATTTTTGTTACCTAATTAAATTAACTAAAAACATTCTTTAGTTAATTATATCACTCTTTCTCCGATTTGCGCCGTCGCAATTTTAAAACGGTAATATGTCTTTCAGTGGCTCTGCTCTTATATTCTCTGGCAGTTCATCATCTTCGGTATCTGCATATCGGCGGCAGTTGTATTCTGCGATATCTATATCCTTTTCAATATCTTCAAGACTTTTATCACTCTCGCCTTTTATGATCAGAATCAAGTCGAAGATGATGGACCAGAGTTTGCTTATGATCTGTAATTTTGTCATTTATTCTCCTCTGGTAAAGAAATGAGTTCCTGATATTCTTTATCTGTAAGTTTTCCACGTTCCTTTGCCTGTTCTACCATTTTCAGCCAATTTTCGTGGTTATACATTTTCTTCATTTTCAATAAAATTCTGTACATCTTCTTCTTCCTCCTCTGTTTCTTCTGGAATATAAACGTCTGTCATTGCTGCCAGATACTGAATTGTTACGTTCTGGTTTTCAATGATTTTTTTCTGCTTTTCTACGGTTGCTCTGAGGTTCTCGTCCTCTGCCGCTTCCGCAGGTGTCTGAGTCATTTTTCTTACTTCCATGTTCTTCGCCCTTTCTTAACTGTTTTAAATATTTCTGAGTCCTTTGTTTTACTTTATACGAATTTCCTTTATCAGCATTATTTTCCCAGGAATTGTGATGTTCATCTACTTTTTCCGGTTCAAGTTCTCCTCTCTGTGATTTATGAACCATCCTCACAAGAGTTTTTCTTTCATGCTTTACACTATCTGAGTTAAGCGTCATGATTATCCTTCCTGTTTCTGTCAGCCGATAGTCGAATCCCAAAAATGTAAATCCTTTTTCAAGCGGTGTTATGTGTGATTTCTTTCCATTTGCTTCCAGCCCGTATATCTGCAATTACTTCATTATCTCACCAAAAACTCTCTCGGCCTGTTTTCTTGTTTTAACAAGAATCCAGAAATCATCCATGTATCTGATATTGTATTTTACATGCAACTGTTCTTTGATGTAATGATCTAATGGATTCAGAAGCGAAATACCGGCAATCTGTACCATTTGAGATCCTGGATTGTATCCGGTTTCTCCTGCGTACTGGTCTCGTAAAACTCCACACGACATTTCTGTTGTATCCTTATCCGTCAGATTCCTTATTTGCCTTTCCACATCACTGTGCCGCATGTTTAGGTAGTATCCATGTATGTCAACCTGAACTATCCATCCTTTTGTGCCGTATCTGCAGTAATAATTCCATAGATATTTTTTAACCAGTGTTCTTGCAAAGTCTGTTCCCTTTCCTGTCTGGCAGGCGCAATTTGAATAAGTAAATCCCTTTGTCATTTGAGGATAAAGAGAATTATCATTAATGCTCCTTTGATATACCCGATCCTTAAACGGAATGCTGAGAGCTTCCCGGCGTTTCGGATATGTTATCAATACCGTTTTAGGTTTTCCATTCTTCCATGTCCCGTCCTGATGCTGATGTTTCATCCGGAGTATATTTTCTTCTCCATTTAACAAAAACGACTTAACTGATGGTTTCCATGTTACTCCATTCTTACATTTCAGCATTGATTCGTATAAACTATCATAGCTTGTTATATGGTCTTTCATCTTTTGTGCTTCCGCAGTTTCTCAGTGCTGGCAGGCTTATGTAAGTCACGCACTGTCTCTTTCGATTATCCGCGGTATTGTTTAGGCTTATGCCAGGGATTTCGGCTCCTTGTCTATATCTTCAAGGCGATCATTGCTATGCAATAACTATAATGCTTTTAGGAAGACAATCGGGGCATACACATTCGAGTTCCATGCGTTCGTGTTGTTGACGTTGCCGGATGTGTTCACATTCATGACGTTGTTAGCGTTGCCGCGGTTAGCCGAACGAGAAAACACATTCTGAGGTGATAGCCTACGTCCCATATTTTTTTATGAGTACCGGTCTACATCAGACTCTCTCCATTTCTTGATGTAGTTCCTAACTTTGAGCGTCTGTTCTGACCAGTATTCTATCCTTTTGCCTTTCAGGTGAAAGAGAGGGTGCGCAAGCCCGATCAGTGCAAGTAAGTTGTTACAATCCAGAATCGCCTGACGCTGCAGTTTGCTTCTCCAGGCCCATAGCTCTTTCTTATTCTTTTCTGTTACCCGGATATTGTTTGCGGTCCAGGCATTTATATAAATGTCTTTCGCTGTCCGGATGATATCGTCCGTGAGCGCAGATTGATATTCCGGAAGAAATACCTTTTTATTCTTGCAGATCTGAATCGTGTAGACTGCCAGCTCTCTTGCGTACCATACTGCATTTAACTGTCTATTCTGCGGTGTGTCCGGTACATTTCTCTCACCTGCTTTAACTGCCATTTCTTTTCCTTTCTATCCCTGCATCCGTGGGTGCAGGGATTATTTGATTGCTGATTATACGACGACAAGCGGGGCATACACAAGCGAGTGCCATGCGTACGTGCCGTTGACGTAGCCGGATGTGCACACATTCATGACGCTGTTAGCGTTGCCGCGGTTAGCCGAACGAGAAAACACATACTGAGGTGATGTGTGGTTCGCAGCTGAATATCTAATCATAATCGGATAGGTTTTCCATGGTTCAATTGGTGTTTTGGAATTTGTTCTCCGCTGCCAGTATTCGTGAACTGTTCCCTCCTCTTTGCTCATGTTGACATTCATCTGAGACATGGATGCAAGGAACACTCTGTCGTATGTGATATCTGTCACGCCGCCATCATTGACCGTGTTCGCAAGTGTAGTTACTTTGACCGTCTTTAATGCTGCCAGCATATCCGCAGGCATTCCGCAGAGGAAACCGTCTTTTGTGGCTAACTGGCTCGGCGCAATATCCCAGTCGTCCTGTTTTGTCCACCATTTGCCCTTTGGTTGTGTTGAATTGAGCCACTGACGGGCCGCTGAGTATTTCCAGCGATTCCATCCGTATGCTGATTCCTGCATACTGTTAAGATTTCCGTTTCTGGTTGTGTGCTGCATGGTTCCCAGATCTGTTCCGTCTGATCCGGATGTAACTGCCACGGTTTCAATTGTGGTGATCCCGTCTGCAGCATAAGAGGTTGCTTTCCAGTTGCTCGGCGCAACGTCCGGCATCTGTGTGAATCCATATACTGATCCGCCTGCAGGTACGGCCTTGGTCAAAGTAAACTGCCAGTATGTGTCTGCTTTTGCATTATTTCCCCAATCCTTTTCTAATTTGAGGTGATAAGTTCCTGCTGCCAGTCCATCCGGACAGCGCAAGAATGCACGATTGCTAAACTGTAATCCAAATGGGGTTGTGTAATGCGCTTCCAGGAATGTTCCTGGAATGACTTCTCCGTCCTCCAGTTCTACATTTTCAAAATGTGTGACCTGCCACGGGAAATCATATTCCTGGCCGACGGCAGTATCTGTCCATTTCTCAAGAATCTGGTCTCCGAAATCAAAAATTTTCTGAGCGTACCCATTTCTGGAAAGTCCGCTGATCTGGTCCCACGTTGATATGTTTTCCAGGTTTGCTGCCTGTGTAAATGCCATTGTCTGCAATGCCTGTGAAATTTCTTTCATAGTGCTTTCGCGTGGGAAATTAATGAGTGTCTGGTCTCCTGTTGCCATTTCTGTTCCTCCTTTATTTATAATCTCTAGTTATTCTGTATAGACAATATCAAGTCCTCCATCCTCACTGTTTATGGAAAAACTTATATGATTCGTCTGCTTTTTAATAGTTTCTGTTAATATTTGTGCTTCTTTTGTCTGATTCTTGGATTCCTCCGTGGCTTTCTGCGCTGACTGTACAATTTTATCAACATCTGGAAGAGTTGCCGCATTGATAAGCATCTGAGCAAAGTCTTTCTTTGTTCCGAGGTATCCTTCTTCTTGTGCGATTGCATATGCGCTTACTGCACCTAAGTCTTCCCAAATCACGCCATCACCTCCAACCTTCCATTTTTCATCCTGAAGCTTGCCTTGTCTCTACTTATACAAATCAGTCTTCCGTTATCGTCAAGTTCCAGGTGCATATAGTTTTGCAATGACTTAGGAATATATGCATATAAATGTCCGTCTTTTTTTAACCCATATGCGTGTTGACTCATATTTGGGTTGATATGGTCTGATTGGTCCATCAGACGTAAAAATGATATTTACTTCTGCAGCTTTCATATTTTCCTCATCATTCTGTATAGACGATATCAAGTCCGCCGTCTTCACTATTTATTGCCAAAGTTATATGTTGTGTCTGAGCAATCAGTGCATCTGTTGCGGACTTGGCGGCAGCCGCCTGGTCTTTAGCAGCTTTTGTGGCGGCATTTGCATTTGTTGCCGCTGTTTCAGCTGTAGTCGTGGCAGTTTTGACAGCTTCTAAGGATTTTCCAATTTCTGTGCTTAAATTTGCCGCGTCCGAAATCGTTTTTTTGAGTGTCGTATCCTTTGCAGTTGCATCCGCAATTGTCTTGTTCAGATTATCTTTCGCCGTCTTTATGTTTACATCAAATCTTCCAATCTCCTGATTGGTATGTTCTGTAATTCCTTGCTGTGCTTCTAATTCTTTCAGTGCAATATAATCTTCTGTCTGGCTCTTTACTTTCTTTACGGATGTCTCCTGCTGACTGATTATAGTCTGTATCGCCTGTTTCCTTGTCTTATCAATTTCTTCCTGAGCCAAAGTGACCGATTCGGTCACTTTTTCATCAAATCCGGCGATCTGTGCATTGATATTCTGTTCAGACTCTGATGCTGCCTTTCTGGACTGCTCTGCGCTCTGGGTGTAGCCTGCGGCACTGTCTCTGCTATTCTCAGCTTCCTGCGCTGCTTGCACAGTGTTGGAATGTAACTGCTGTATATCCGTGTGAGCTGATTCTATTTCCTGCTGGGACTGCTCTACTACTGCTCTGGATGTTTCAACCTGTTTGGCTTTATTAATCACATCATCATAGGCTGCGGTATATTCCGGTGTCATATCTCCTGGAAGGGCTATCATCTGCCAATGCTCTGAATTATGACCCGGATCAGGAGCGATTCCTGTGATTGTTGTCTCCAGCTCTGCCAGGCAGAAATATGAGCCGCCCCGATATGAAACTGTATCAAGATATTCATACGCAGCTGAGTCATCATATTCTCCTCGTGGGTTTAAGGAGATATTTCCTAAATCTGTTTCTGTATAATTATTTACTGTATTTGACATCCGGTACCTCCTTAAACTTTCAGCCGGTATTTCAAACGTGATCCGATTCGTTTAAAATTTACTTTGTCAATAGTTGGATCTGAATACATTTTTAAACGGCCCTTGACAACTTTAAAAGCTGCAAAGAAAACATTTCCTGTATCACCTTTCAGACTTTCATGTTTTTCTTTCACATAATCGTCTATCTCTTTCTTTGCCTGTTCGCTTTTCTCTGAAACCTCTTCTACAGAATCTTTTGCTTCCTGGCTGGCTTTCTCTGCCCGATCAGCAGCATTGTTTACTTCTTCGATCGCCTCTCGAAATAATTTCTTTTCCTCCAGTGTATCTACAAGATCTGTGTTTGGCTTTGGTCTTGCCCGGACGGGGATTGTGATCTTGTATTTTGTTTCTCCAGATTCAGTATCTGCAAGATAGATGAATGCATAGATACTGTAATTGCCTCCTGCGTTCTTCCGGAGGAAACTGTCAGGAATCTGTACCTGTGCAGTTTTGTCTTGTACGGCTCCGATCTGAATCAGAGATTCTCCTTCCTGGTCCTGATCAGAAAAGTGGACTTCAAATGTTGCAGGAAGAGTAATTCCTTCTATCTGCAGCATCTGGCCATAGTCATACTGCCAGAGGGAGGTTGTTCTCGCATATATGTAATCGTTAAATGTTGCTGTTATGATGTTATCCATGATTTTATATCACCTTCTTTTTGCGCTGGCGCAATAATAGCATTCACCTTCACGGTAAGCCAAGCCACTCATCATCCTACTTCCAGTGCATCCAGGCACTCTCCGACTACGGCACGAAGATTAAATAAATTTGGCACTTGTTCTCTTGTGTATACTCCAGTAAGCACCAGAGATACCCATGTCTTTACAAGGCCACTGTTTTTCGTAAACTTCATTTGTCAACTTCTCCTTTCTCCAGAATTTTATAAACAACTTCTCTCAGATTTCCGATGTTCGGAACCTGTTCTTTTGAATAATGCTTGCTTTCTACTAATCTTACCCAGGTCTTTACAAGGCCGCTGTTCTCATCAAATTTCATTCTGTTGTTCCTCCCATAATCTGAGCTAACATAATACTAAGTTCTCCGATTGCGCTGTCGTTCTGCTCCTGCATCTGAGCTAACATAATGCTAAGCTCTCCAATCGCACTGTCATTCTGAATCTGCTTTTCTGCATCTTCTGCTTTTCTGGTCTTTTTCACGTCACGC